TCTTTGATAAAAATCAATAGCATGTCCCATCTCATGAGTAAAAACTTCCGCAGTATTGATGGCTGGGTCATTTGTATTCAAATCATATGCTTCAAGAGGATCTGTTTCACCATCCATATAATGATAATGAGCATCAAGCCACGAAGTTGAACCTTCTGGGAAATAATATTCCCTAGGATGAGCTACCCTAGAATAATCTGCGTCTAAATACAGTGTTTGTGGTTCTATGTTTATATAAGATTTTATTGTACGCAATGATCTATATTCATCAGGATCAGTGGTAACTCCAGCCGGGTCAAACGCAAATCCCCCTATATTTGGATCATCTTCTACATCTGCAAAATCGACCCAATCGAATACAAACATATGCTCCGGTTTTAAATACTGTGTTATAAAGTCAATTCTATTACCCTCAAGAATCATATCAGCTGAACTAAATACCTTTACAGGAACTCTCAACATGTGAGAAAGATATATTTCTGCACGTTTACGCCGATTAAGAGAGGATAAACCAAATCCTCCTTGCTTCCAAGGTAATGCACAATCATCTTTAAATTCAACCCACGGCTTACTAGTTATAAATGGCGAAGTGAATCCAGCGATTGTATCTTTTACAAACTTGAATAAATATTTGTGGTACGAATCAACTACTTTAATCATTGTATCCAGGTTGCCATATGCCGCAAGTAAGGTATCTCTGCCTTCCCAGAACTCTGTTGGAATATCGATACTATTGACTACAAGATTCTTTGCCCAATACACTGTATTGATATATGATGGATCGATATATCCTGGTTGACCATCAACAGCATAAAAATATGCAAGAGGGGATATATCTACGTTTCCTCCCAATTCAGGAGTTTCAACATCTCCAATCGTTACAGGCTTCTGAGCAGTGAAGTCCAGATCAACCCATATAACTTTTGAAGTTCCAGTTTCATTACTGAATATAAAGGTCAATGTATCGGTGTCTGCATCCACTCTAACTACAGGACGAAGATCTTTAACCTGTCCGAGTTCTTTGGTAAAAATTCTATAAAGTACAAACTCATTATTCTTCTTAAGACTATAAAAGTCCCCGTCCTTATATCCTGTAGCACTAAAAGTTATTGATTGAAGTTCGTATTTATTTGCGGCCGGCAGATTAATTTCATATACGAAATCCCGATGTAATGCAGGTATATCAAATCTTAATCCAACAGGATAATTATACTTGTACTTTGGAAACAAAGGCCAAGGGAATTTCAATATATCAACAATATAACTGACATCAAATCCCATTGTACATCCCCTTTCCTCTAGTATGCGTAATAGTTCCAAACTGTTCCATCATCATCCGATGAAACCACTATTCGTATCTTTTGTCCAGCAGTAACATTGAATGTGATGCTTCCTCTGTTTGATACCATTCCACTAGTTCCAGCTATTCTTGATCCAGTTGAACCATTAGCGTTTACAATATATACATCGATCTTATCTGGATAAGAATACATATTATATTCAATAGTGACGGTTTTGCTCACATCACATACATAATCTTTAGCATAGAATTTACCTGATCCGCTTACGCTGTCTGGGAACGCTCTTGGAGGAGCAAGTTCAACATTTAATGTAGCTGTAGCTAATGAACCCTTATAATTAACTGTTATGGTCGCAGTTCCAACGTAGTCAGTTCCAACTACAATTCCGTCCTGCCCAATGGTATAATTATCTATGGACCAAATACAATGGTTAGTTAAATCTTCTCCAGTACGAACTTTCATTACACCAAATGTAGCAGAGTTTCCAACATATACAGTTCTAGATGGAGGAATAATCTGGATCTGTGTAGGCTGAGATTCAATTACCGCTTCACCCTGTTTGCCGTTTAATACTGCCGTAACAGTAACCTCGCCAATTCCCATCACAGTTACGTTATAATAGTTATTAGATTTACTTCCAGTCCATCCACTCACTGACCAAGTACATTCAGCAGTTATATCAACTCTACGTCCATTTGGATATACTGCAAATGCTTTAAACGGTATTACTTCATCAATGTTTACATATTCCACAACAGTCGATTGAGGCTCAACTACAACTACAAAGCTCTTAACCTCAAGCTGTGCGTATGCCATTACCATCTGATACATAGCAGTTACTTGACATACACCCTCTGGAGCATTTTCAATAACGCCCTGGTTAATAGTGTAATTTGGATCATCTGTTGCCCATTCAGCTACATTTGTACAATCGAATGTTGAGCCATCTGCGTTCTGTATAATGGCTTTGAACTCAACTCTATCTCCAACACCCACTACAAGATTCTGAGGTTGTACACTTAATCCAAGCGGGAACGGTTCTCCATCTGTAGTTAATATGATTACATCCGTCAACTTTCCTTTTTCATCAGTTTCCGGGTCATGTCTTCGTAAATCATAATTTTCATAGATCAATGCGATCTTGAAATCTATCTTAATAGTATGAACTGAGATAGTAATCAGATCGCCAAACGAGTCTTTATTTAATGTATATCTAATCAGACCATCATGCGATGTAAAGCTGATTAACTCATCCTCTTCATTATATTCAAGATGATAGTCAAAATCTTCAAATGCACGAATAGTTCTTGGATCATAAGGATTGCCTGGAGTATCAGGATCGACCACAGGTAATCCGGATCCAGTCCCCGATCTTACAATGTAATTTGTTCCTTGAAAGAACGTAGGCTGGAGCCGTTTCATTATCATTTCAAGTATCTGAGTATAACCCTGTCCAGCTAACATTTATTTCACTCCTAGAATACCAAGATGTCGTACAATAAATCTAAGTTCTTAGGAGTATTATTTATTGGAGACCATTTCAATGCAATAGCATTTTTATCGCCACCATCAGACTCTACCCCTACATAGTATAGGACACAATCATCCTTGTAAAACAATAAGTTTCCATTTAATTGTTTTACAACGTCTCTCACTTCCTGAGAAACTGAGTTTACATCAAAAGTAGTGGTAACTGTATAATATGTAGGTATAGGATTAATGTCGATTGTGATTGGAGCTCCTGTATCCGGCAACTGATACGAAGTAGCATTCGACAACTTCTTTATTCGTCCAAATTTCTCTGCTTTCGGTAAAGCTCTTCGTATAACACCATAAGACGTCCCACGAGCTTCAACAACTTGCCCGCCTTCGACAACAACACCAACATGGTATATGCCCCCTTTACTTTGTCTGAAGAATAAATCTCCAGCTTGTACATTATCTCTACTTATTTCGTAACACAGATCTTTGAATATGCCCTCTGCGTTATAATCAGAACTCCTTGATATTAATCCCATCTGTTGCAGAGCCCACACTACTAATCCAGAGCAATCAAATACTTGACGTCCAATCCAAGTACTTGCATCATACTCTCCAGCCTTAATATAATGACCACGACCATAGGCATTAATAAGCTCGTTTAACCTTTGTTTGGTAAGAATCTCACCTTGCCCGCCCCACACATATCCACATCCAACCTTACTTTCAACTAAAGATACAAATGCTTCTGGAGCACCCATGTCTAACAAGTTAAGAGAAGAGTTGCCGTTTTGTTCATATGTAGTACAGTAGTCTTTCCAAATAAAGGCTTCCTTACCGTCCTCCGGATCAATTCCTTTATAGAAGTTACCAACCTCTGCAAGGAACCGCATAGTAAATCCTGCGTTTCTTATCTTTTTAATATATTGCTTATCTAAGTCCGGATTTGTGCGTATATTTACTTTATCCTTTAAGAGTTTGATATATGTTACGGGGGCGGTTGGCGTTGGAACAATCATTTGATCGTTTTGACCCTTAACGTCAATAGTGGCAAATATTTCTTCAGTTATCGGATCCTTCAACCTTATCATAGCTTCATAAACAGTTGAAGGTAATTTTAATTTCATTGGCTTTACGTTGCCAGCCGAGAATTTAAGATTGTATCTGAATCTCTTTGCATAACTAGGAATTCTATCAGACAACAAAGATACATCGGAATCAAGTACTTCTGCAACCCAAGACAACTCAATCTGAGTGATAAACCCTTCTTCTGTAAACTGGTGTCTGTATTCTTCAACTTTGAATATCGAAGTTGCAGTTGTTACCATATCGTAGATCCTAACAGTATGTCCAATCTCTATTAAAGGATTTCCAACAATAGCAATAGACATTCTACGCCAGTTACTCATGATTTGTTCAAATGCAGACTTTGCGGCTTCTTTTCTTTTCTCTAAAGTATCAGCAAACGGTACTTTTATACCAAATTGCCTACATACTCCCTTACATGGTCCAAATTCAATTCTCTTATTTACAAACAATGATGATCCACTATCAGATATTATTAACACTCTGCTTCGCATATCCTGCACATCATAACTAAGAGAAGCTTTGGTTAAGTCAACATAGTCCTTAACCTCCCAATCTGGTGTATCATGCTGTGTGGGCTTCCTATTTCTAAACAACATGATGTCCCCATATCGATTGCATCTAAAGGTCACATCTCCCATCTGATTTACTACCTGAAGAGCAGCATCAAAGTAATTCAGAGTGTATGGAAAACTTATTTCGTTGATGACATATCTGCTTGGCTGTTTTGTATCGCTATCTTCAATTACATATTCCGATGTCCATACATCAGCTATTTTTCTATCAAGTCTGGATGGACCCCCACGAGCGCCAACATAAAGAGCCTGAACAGCTAAATCATGTACGATTGCAGAGGCAGTCCACTTATTATTTATAGGGTTAGTGGTAACTGTCATATCTACCATGATCTCTGGATCCGGTTCGGGTTTATCAGTGTTGTCTGTGTAATTAGGTCTAAATCCTGGTTGAACTCTCAAGTAGGCACTGTTTGCAAACCCTTCATGATATTTACCATCATTGCCCAAATACAAAACATGATGCCAAATAGAGTTTCCATCACTTCCCTGAACAGATCCGAGATACGGCAATACAGTGTTATTACTGACTTGAGTTAGAACGCTAAAACTAGTTGATGGGCCTGATCTAATATGCAAATGACTCTTTACTCCATGTACCTGAACAACTGTATGATAAGAAATTACTGATGCAGTTTGTTCGTAGCTAGATGATTCGTCGTCCAGCCACCCCTCATATTCATTACCATCTTCTCCAGTAAATCTTATCTTGTGCCAGTAATTTCCCGATTCATCTTTATACGTTGACAAATAGGTATACGTGTTTCCATCATATACTACTCCTATATCCGCACTATTACTGTCGTGGTCTGCTTTTACATGAAGATGATTATGAAAGTCTTTTACAGTGTGGGCGGCGGTTGCATCTTCATCAACCGAAGCATATAGTCCACATATCCATCCATCAACCTGTTGTCCTCCAGCGTTTATATAAGTGATGTGGAACCAAGGAACTCCATTCACCGTTTCAGTTTCGAGGTAGTCGAGAACTTCGCCGTAAAATACTAAACCGATTTCATTGTAGTTTACTCCTGGGCCATTTCTAACATGCAAATGATTACCATCAGTATTTTTTAACTTATCTACTCTTACTACACCTTTTGATTTTACAGTAGCACTAGTATTCAACAGCTCCGCATATTCATGATATACCCATCTTTCCTGACCGTCAAACAATATCTTGTACCATTTCTTACTGTACTTATTAACAGTTTCATCCATATATTGAAATAGCTGACCGTTATAGGCTTTACCTACAGCGTCATATTCTGTTCCAGGACCAGTTCTGACACTTATATAACTATCAGCATTAACTATCTTTACCATTCTCGTATTATTTGAGGTATATGGATCTTTATCAGAAATGACAACTAAATTATCAGTTCTCGGATAAGTTAATGCTGAACCATGAACCATTATGTCAATATGCTGATCTATAAGATAACGCATATTGTCTCTGACTGATATCTGTACCGTAGCCTTTTCTGAATCAACTACAGCTTTGTCTATAGCTCCAGTTAACACTGGTACTACCATCCATCCATATCCAAGACAAATCTGTATCCATGTTTCTGGAACTAAGTAATGATAATATTCGTTTTGAACATTGTTTGCATTGGTGTGGGCAATAATATCTGAGTCCTCAGCATGTTTACTAACTAGAAACTCTGGACTCTTTAATCCATAGCAGTTTTCAATAGTTATATTAGCTGACGAACATCCAAAATCACTACTTCCAGTAACTTCAATTGAAACTACTCCTCCTTCTGGAACAGTTAGTTCTTTAGGAGGTAAATGAAACTCGTCAGGTCTCCTTAACTTAATGATATAGGTTGGGGAATCATCCCCAACCTGTAAACTTGAAAGTATTAATCTCATCATCTGTCTACTTAGTATGTTCATTATTTCCACCCCTCACCTAATTTATTTGGGGATCTAAATATTACATCCTGCTGATACAGATCTCTTCCAATTCGAGTACAATCAAGAAGTTCAACTACCCCACGATAAAATACTCCTTTGTCGTCACACACTACATGGATACTATCAGCGTGAGTAATAAAGTCGGTGTGAGCGTTTGCACTGAAAAATCTGAGTGAGCACTCTATTTGTGTGCCCAGGTATTTTGTAGTCTGATAGTTAGCGTGACCTCTGATTGTTTCTACTGCGATTGGAGCTGACGTTGCCTTCGGTGGGGCATACTGGAACATTTCGCAGTCAATCTCATTATAAGGGTAAATACAAAGGTTGTCAAGCTCCGCTCTTCCAGGAGGATCAGACAGTCCAAAATTACGTTGTCTACCTCTTATTATAACTTCGTCAACTGCCTTATGAGGAGCACTAGTAGACCAAGTTGATGGACCTTTTTGTACTTCAGTTAATATCCCATTAACCCAGAGATCCAGCTGACCCACTCCAGGATTGGCGTAATCATACATTACTTCGAATAATAAATGAGGGTTGTATTCCTCCATTAATCTATACTCGAACCATCCGCCATCAGTTACTAAACTCCAATAACTAGATCCATCGTCCAACGTAGTTTTTCGCATTTCTGCTGGATGCGATACATATGTTGGTCTAGTAGGCTTAGTTTCATCGATTATAGACGTAAACTGACGCAGTTGCATAAAATTTTGATTAATACTACCCTCTGATCCATCCAAGTCAAATCCACACTTTACGAAGATATCTCCACGTCTGTAGATTTTATATGGAGTAATTACAAACTTCGGTTTTGGCATATTATCACCACCTTATGTCAAATTCTGAACCCTAGTATATCCCGAAGACTCACTCTGTTTTATGAAAGAAGCTAAATACTGCTTGATAAGTGACATCATTTTGTTTACATCGTACAGCGTCTGTATGCTCTGAATCTGCATCACAAATTTAGCATCTCCTATCTCAATAGTTGAGGCTTGGGCATCTCTAGCCTTGTAGTCGTAATACGTGATAGCATTTACTTTACTAGGTTTGTTAAACTCACTTCCCTGTAGAGTTTTCTTTATCTCTAAGAGCAACGCATTACGCTCTTTGTCTAACTGCAAAAGTTGAGTTTGAGCCTGATATCTTTCCTTTGCTTCAGTGATTGCTCCACTCTTTATTAACTGTTGCAATGCCGCTATCTGCTTCGTAATGAAATTATAAATGTTTAAATTCTGTTGTTTACGATGTTCTTCGTAAACTGCAGATTCAGGTCCATATCCAGCAAGCTCATCACGTTGCAGAGTTATGTCCTTTCTTAACTCCATCTGCCGTTTTTCTTGATTCCACTTGTCATTGAACTCCTGAAGAGCACTTCTTGCCTTTGATGCTTTATCCATTGCCTTGACTGCGGCTCGAACTCTTTCAAGTCTTAAAGCATCCAACGCATCTTGATAAGCCTGCTCAGCTTCCATAACTGTTTGATAATCATTAGTAATTGATCGAATATCTCTTGGTTGTAAGTTCTTAGCTTTTAGATCTTTATACAACTGAAGCAAATTTTCAATGATATCGTTTCTTCCAGCAAATAACTTCTGTATAGCTTCATTTCCTTGTTCTAACGCACTAATAATCTCTTCGGGCTCAACTCCAGCATCAAGTAGATCTTTTAAAGCTCCACTGACTCTACCTATTTGATTTTCCCATCCAGCTCGTGCAGTATTGTATATATCCTGAATATCGGAAATTGATTGGTCTATTACTGCTTGTATGGCGGCGACTTTTTCCTGCTCAATTTTCTTATAAGTTTCTCCTTCAGTGTTGTTACCATTCCTTATAAGTTCTTCCTGAAGCTGAATATCGAATTTCCTTGAGATTCTGTCCAATTCTTCATTAGCCGCATTAACCTCATCAATAAACGTTTGAGGAGTAGCCGCTAATCTCTTGGCAAGAGCATTAAGACTCTCTTGCTGTCTTTTCTTGTATTCACGGAATCCAGCCCAATCTATAACACCCTTATCATCCATAAACCCAAGTGACTCAGCTTCTTCAGCTTCTTTAATTATCCTTTCGTTTTCCTGAATTTGACGTTGTCTTTCAATATTCTTTATCTTTGACTGCTGAGCAAATTGCTTTCTATCCGATTCAGATGCTATAGTGAGCTCTAAGCCTTTTCTATCTGCGTCACTTATCCATTGTCTCGGATCCAATCCTACAATAGACGTAATTCCACTTAATATTGTAGCCGCCCAGGCAGTTCCTACATGGAAAGCACTTCGATCGTTGGCTAACTGTAAGATTCTTTCATCATCCTTCATCTGGAGTCGTAATATCTCATTTTCTGCTTTTGCAGCCTCAACCTGATCTCTATGCATGTCATCTAGAGCTTTTCGTCTAGCTTCAAGATTTTTAAGAATTGCTTGAGTGTTAAGATCAAATGCACCAGTCTGATCAGTCAATCTTCCCGTTTCATCAGTTATAGACGAAACCAAATCAGGAGAGATTTGAAGTAATTGTTCGTTAATTCTAATCAATTGATTTTGAGCATCAGCTAGTCTATTAGTTACATCAGCCTGCTGTTCGATTGTAAAAGTCGAATCTTCAGTAGCCATTCTAGCTCTTTCCTGAAGATCAGAGTAATATTTAATAGTTTCATTTGCTGAGATCCTTGCTGAATTTAATCTCTCAATGGCTCTTAACTCTTCAACTTGCTCACCAATCATTCGATCATAGTCTTTTACAGTAGTATCAAGTTGTTTACTATGATCCTTCCATAAAGTGGATAATGCTGTTATAGCTGAACCTATAATTTGCAATCCCATCACAACTGCTATAACCTGTGGAGTTACTGCTCCAACTCCTGCTGATATACTTCCAGCAGTTGCTGCTAACCTCGAAACTGATGTTGAAGTTACCCCTCCAACCGCGGCAAGTTCAGCTTGTAACAATTCCTGCATATTCTGCTCAGTTAAGATCTGAGTTCCAGCTTTACGAAGAGCATTAATCTTAGCAAGCTGAATCTGATGATCCCTTAAAATAATACCCTGTTGCTGAAGAATGGCAATCTGCTGGTTTGCTTCATAATTTATTCTTAACCAGTTATTTGAAAGATTAGCAATATTCTGAGTTAGGCCCGTGAACAGTTGCAACGCATTCTTTATCAAAGATATAGAAATAATTGACTGAAGAATCTTTCCAATAAGTGGAAGATTATTCAAAAGGAACATAACTATATCTTTGATGGTGTTTATAAAGGGTTTTAAATATTGAATCATTCCGTTCATAAACTGGTTAAATCCTTGAATCAGTTTCTTGAACTCCATGCTATCTCGGAAATCTTGCAGATCAGCTTTTACTATTTTAAGCCAATCTCTAAGTTTTCCAAACTGCTCATCGCCCATCTGAATGCCCAGCTGAAGGAAAAAGTCTTTTATGGTAGAAATCAAACCTTCTGTTGTTTGACCTAAACTCTCAGTTAATCCACCATATCTTTCTTCTATGATCTGCTCCAACGCTGAAAGCATTTCATCTGTAGAACCTTTAAAGGTATTATTTTTGGTAAACGCCAAACCCTTCTCTCTAAGATCATTAAGAGAGATACCCATCTGACGTAACCTAATCATAGCCTTTCCAAAGTCGCCAGCGTTGATTCTTGTCAATACATTTATAACATCGTTAAGTTCAACTCCCGCAGTACGTTTAGCTGAAGCCAAATCTCCTGCGATTCGAATCCATTTGTCGATATCCATTCTGTTAGCGGCAAGCATTTCTCCAGCCTGGAAGGTCTCAAGTTCCTGGAAAGGAGTCAATGCCGCATAACTTCTCAATCTCCTAATTGCATCTTCTGCCGCTTGAGCACTTTTTAATGTTACTTTCAATGATGTCTGTAATGCCTCGATCTGTTGGTTAGTTCCTATCAGCCAATCCCACAGTTCTTTTCCACCGAGCGACATTATTAATCCCTGAATTCCAAACCTTAAAGTATTTACTCCCTGATGTAGCTTAGAGAGAACATTTAAAGATTGTGGACCAAATGTAGAGCTAAACACTCCCCAAAAATCTCCAAGGATGGATTCAGTACTTTTAACAGTAGTACCAAATGTCTTAACTCCTCCAGTAACAGATCCAACCGATCTAGTTGCTGATGTGCTTGAGTTAGATACTGTTTTCAATGATTGTGATAAATTTTTAAGAGTATCATTGAGTACAGTAAAATTCTGAGAGCTTAAATCAAGATTATTAATCTCTGCTACAAGGTTCTTTATAAGAGCAAGTAACCTGCTAAAGCCCTCTTCCATCTTCTGCAGATCTTCAGGAGAACCAAGTTTTGTTGTTATTTTCCCTATCTGTGTTACTACTTTGTTTAATTCTCTGAATGTGGTTAAAACATCTTTGATATTTGCATTTACGCCGGCGAAATTTTGAAACTCAACATTAAGCCTGGATATAAGCTCCGACATTCTAACAAAGTACTGCTCCATATTTGAAGTGTCAGGGGCCTCGGCAGTTCTTTGAATAACTGCATCAAACTGATTAGCGATATTTACCAAGCTATTCATTGAAGATTGCATTGTATTAAATAGCTCGCTAATCTGGGTTAGATTCTGAGCATCGCCTAAAATTGTTTTAAAAGATGTGTCAACTTGATGAACAGTTGTCAACAATCCTTCAAAATATTTAGATACTCCCATTGTAGGAGTTGTAGTTCCAGATTGAGTTATAAGTGTGTTGAACTGCTCAGTAACAGACACCAGATTTTTCATTACAGTGTCAAGAGTAGAAACTGCTTCAGCTAAAGCTCCAAGTCCACCAGTAGCATTTGCGAGACCCTGATACATTACATTCAGTCTCTCTACCAATACGATCATTTCTCTAAAGTATTTCTCAGATCGTTGAATGTTTGTTGGGGTCTTTGTGTTTTGAATTAACTCTCCAAAATGCTGACTTACTGAATTAAGCCGAGTGAATGTTTCAATCAGCTGATTAAGTAAAGTATTTAACTGATCTATCTCATTTGCCACAGCTATCAGGCTTTTAAAGTTGTTAACAATGTTATTCAACAATGTTTGAAGCCTGTCGAAATACTCCAGAACCTTTTTGATATTCGAGTTTGGAATACTGCTGATAGAGTCTCGCATCGTGCTAAACTGACTTGAGAGCGATGACAAATTCTGCACAGCATCCGACATTTTGTGAATGTTATTTACGAAAGTAGTTAAACCTCTAGTTCCTCCACTCAATGCACTAAAACTATCACGCAAACTATTGATAGTACTAACTAATGAGTCAAATCCTGTGATTACATTTGCACTATCTTTCATTGCCTGAAAAGATGTATTAAGTGTAAGTATCATTGTGTTTAACTCTTCAAACAGCGATTTAAGCCGTTGAACAGCGGGTTCAGTACTATTCGCCTGATTCACGAACTTTTGCAACGACTTCATAAACTGATTAAGGGCAGATAAATCCGTGCTAAAATTCATCTGCCCGTTTTTTGCATCATCTGCCATTTATATCACCGCCCTTATCTCGACTTCTGAAATTCTTTTAAGCGATGAAGAGCTTCCAAGTCTGGTAAATCTTCATCAATAGGACCTGACGAACTTTCAGGAGCAGGATTGATCTGGACTTTCAAGTTTTGTATAGATTCAATTATCTGAATGAACCTATCTCTGTGTTCTTCTGGTTTTCCATGAGCTATATACAGAGCATCCAAACTCTTTTGATAATACTCCAGTTTTTCCTGAAGAATTTTATCCTTCTTTTCTTCAGCTATAAATCTGATGTATATACTAGCTTCTTCTGGATAAATTTGATCTACTTCTGACTTGCTCCATCCATACTCTTTAGCAAGCATATGTATCATATAAGTTATCCAGTAATCTTCTCTGAGTTTTTCTATCTCTGATTTCTGCTCAACCTCTTCACCTGATTTATCCTCAGAGTTTACATCGTCGTCCCGTTCCCCATATAGCTCGTTATCATTTTTTTTATTTCACTGATCACTTTGTTAATATTATTGACCTTAAGTATCGCATCGATAAGAACTAATGCGTCCTCCAGTCCAACCTCATTTTCAAGATACTCAACGTCAAGAGCAGGAACACAGATATGTAATAAGTGTATTACTTGCTCTACGTTTTTCTCTATGAGTTTGGCTACGAGATCTGCTACAGACAGATTTTTTTGGCCGGGCTGTAGATTCAACTGCTCCATAGTTTCAGCCTGTGCCTGAAGAAGATCAAAGACTGAAACGAGCAGTTCACGTATGCAACCGCTCATTTTGGAGTAGGATATCAAACCTAATTTTTTCACTGTTACGGGTTTATCGTTGATATGAACGATCATTTCCGTTGGGAAACTTACTGAGTCTTTACGTTCCATAATTTACACCCCTCGTTTTTATATTGCGATATATTTTAACCGCAATGACAATTTGATTTAAAACGCTGTAAAATAATGATAGTCGGGGCAAAATATTGCACTTTGCCCCGACCGCACATTACGCCATCTGAACAATGACACTTGCTTCAGCCGTCATTCCTCCAGCCGAGGCCCTAACAACTACCCATACGTTATCGCCCAATGCGAGCGGTGCCCAGTTGGACGGAATGGAACTGTCAGTTACTGCCGGATCGCCCTTTATCTTGTAATAACCGGCAGAAGCTATATAGCCCTCCCAAGTCTTAGCAATAAAGACGTTTCCAGCAATTGATGCAAAAGCATCGGCGCCTACTCCCTCTATTGCAAGGTTTGGAGCCTGATTAGGGAGTCTAGCGTTCCCCACTATCTGCCTATTGTTGATCCATGCTCCATCCTTGTTGGGAAGAGTAAACGTAGTAAGGCTAGTGATATCATACACTTCGCCGTTGAACTCGCAATATGCCTTAAGAACTGCTGTTCTAAGGTTAACATCGCTCTGTTCAGTGTATACAGGGTGCTGAGGAGTGGATATCCAGATGGTTCCACCTGACTGTTTCACCATTGTAAGGAGGTTAGTGGGCAATCCATTTACGTCCAAAGTAGACGCAAGCTGAAGCCCTTCAGTACCCATGGTGGAATCTCCGATCTCCCACAGCATAGCTCCATTGATATGTTTACGCTGAATCATACCAATGAACTCTGTGCTGAAAATTCTCTCCTCATCAAGTTTGTAATTCAACTGAAGCGGAGCCTTGTTGACTGCCTTGTATATGATGACATCTTCAGTTTTTGACTTACCCATGGCAACAGGGTGAAGTCTGAGTCTTCCAGCTTTTTGTCCAAGCCTATACCCAGGGAAACGCCCGAAGGTCAGCTTAGACTTGTTACCGTCTCCGAGAGCCTTTGTGGCTGTATGAGCAAACATTTCAATTTTCCTCATATCAGTCTCGGCAAGCGGAATCTTTACGCTTATGGACTCCCCTACCAGAGCGGCGTCTGTCTGAGATCTTCCATATCTGTCGACCTGCAGGTCGTACCACTCGGGAGTATATGTCAATTCACATCCTCCCTTGGTAAGTCCAAGGAAAACTTCATCAGTTGCCGGATTCCCACCAGCCGGGGTCCAATATGCGTCGCAAACTCCAATTTTGATGCTATCAAAGTCACCCATCGTTCAGTCCTCCTTCCTTATTATATTGTTGGGTTGCCGATCTGCCACAGGAACGAACCGTCGATACCGTTGAGTTCGTCTTCTGCAGTCTGTCTAGCAACAATACCCTGGAACTCTGTGCTAAAGATCCTCTCTTCATCCAGCTTGTAGTTCAGCTGAAGCGGAGCTCTATTAGCCGCTCTGTAGATGATAACATCTTCATCGTTCGAGCTACCCATTGCTATGGGATGAAGCCTCAATTGCCCAGCAACACCTTCAAGCCTAAATCCAGGCTTCCTACCGAAAGTGAGTTTGGATCTCTGCTCATTTACTGCAACAGCTCCAGGAATAGAGATCGTGGAAGTCGGAGCCGCAGTCAGTCCGGTACAAGTTCCATTGGCTGATGCGAGATTCATTGTTTCATCGTTAACCGCGGCAACCTTACAAGTCAATATGATCTGATTTCCTTCTCCGCTTACGTTGAAAAATGCACTCACATCTTCATCTTCGCTCAACGCAGTTCTTACCTTTCCTGCAACTGCTTCGGCGTCATCTCCAGTAACTACCGGAACTAATATAGTCTTCGGAGAATTGTTCATACCGTTTGCAGTTACCGTGATATCAGCATCTCCATCACCCTCAACAGTACCGAGTATAACGGCTGTGATCTGCTGAGCAGTTGCCGGTGATACCTGGTAAGAATCAACTATTTTGGTAGCTGTGTGAGCAAACAATTCCAGCTTACTCAGATCAGTCTCAGCAAGAGGGATTCTAGCTTTGATATCCTCTCCGATGAGAACTGACTCAGTAGCAGTTTTACCGAACTGATCTACCTGGATTTCGTACCATTCAGGAGTGTAAACAAGTTCAACACCGCCCTTAGTCAATCCAAGATAGATCTCATCAGGGTTTGGAATAGCCTCTGTCGGCAACGGTCTCCAGAAGCAGTCGCATACTCCGATCTTGATCGTTTCAAAACTCTGCTGTGTACCTGCCATTGAATTTCACCATCCTTACTTTTTTAATTTTGCCACCTTTTCCATGATTTCTTTACGCTTCTTTTCTGCCGAAGCTACAAGTCTTTTTGTCCTGACTTCCAGGTCCGGTGTATAGTCCTGAGCAAATTTGGAATACTCTACTGCCTTAGCATAGTCTTCTGCATTTAACTCAGCAACATCTCCGTCTTTAAACTTTTGACCATCAGCAGTAGTATATTCCCTATCGGGACCCAAAGACGTAAATACTACTTTCATTGCCTACACCCCCTTGACAAATAAACTCCTGAATACTACCTCGTAATCGATGTCAATCAATATAACTGGAATCTTCAATTCTCTGAATACTTCCGAGTCTATTGTATTAAACTCAATACGATGTACTTCAGTGTTTAAAATATGCCCAATCGGATTACCATCATTGTCCTGCAACTCCACATACTCGGTTCCAGAATTAGTTGGAACTAAATTATGGTCCTCGAGTAAAGTTTCAGCTACAAGTTCAGCTCCCGCTATAGCATCCTCCATTACGTTAGTGGTGTCGTTTACATCAAAGTAATGAACATATCTAAGTAAGAAGGAGTATCTGCCGGAACTAATGCTCTTATTGGCATTTACGGTAGTATTGAGAACATCGTTTGGCATGATATAAACTGCCGGAAGATACTCAAGTGCAGTATCTCTATGGCTTAATGTTTCCGGTGAAGGCATTAAGTCGATGTTACCAATACTTACGGTTTGCAAGAAGTCCAGATCTGAATTTTCATTTATCAAATCGTTTTTTATCTTCTTGGCTATGTCATTTACAAAGAAACGCTTCCTGACTGGCATATTATTCGCTCCTCAATATATCCTGAATCTCCGATTGTATTTGATTATAATATCTTTCGTACACACGATTAAACATGTCGTTTCCACGATGAAAAGTTCTTACTCCTTCGAACCGTCGATAAGCGTTGTCCCCTTCTCTCCATCTCCAGACAAGTCTACCTCTACCCTTTTTTCCACGACTCAAATGAACTAATCCGTGACGTTGAGCCCACTCTAGTATTCCAGTGTTAATTCCATCATTAGTCGTTACAGGTACAAAATGAGGATATCTATTTCCTTCAACAATATATCTCAAATACTGGAGTGCAGGAGAGTTGGGGTCTAATATACCAACTAACAATCTGACTGTTCCAGTAATGTCTCTTCTACTTCTAGGAGAGTCAACCCTGAACCTTATTGCTCTGTATAAAGTACCCGTATCATAAGGAGCTATGTTTCGCAGAGTTGCTCTAAGGATGACTCCCCAATCGTGATATACCTGTTTGATTGCTTGAATCTTCTCTTGTACTATATCGTCTGTATCATAACTTATTCTCATATCACTTAGCCTCTTCCAAATGAGCTTCTACGTGGTGTCTTTTACCTCCAGCCCATATAGGTTCCTTCGTTACTGAGTAAGTTTGAACAAAATCACCTTCAAGCACAATTTGAAAATTTTTATGCAATCCTCCAGGTATAGTATCGTAATGTTTAGCAAGAATAAACACCTTAATGTTGCCGTTATCTGTGCCAGTTACTCTGCAAGGAACGCCGCTTATGACTGTTGTCATGGTTGAAACAGGCTGTCTATCCACCTTAACTATTTCATTTTTCATAACAGTCATTCGATGCGTTTCAAATAGCCTGCTCATTATATCACTCCTATCGAGAACTCACTGGCTACTCTATACTTGTCGAGAATCTGATCTACATTTATGTTTCCAGTTGAACGCAAAAGCTCTCCAGTCACATTATTTATCTGTTTCTTTAACGAATAACTATAATCGCCAATCTTTTCAGATTCAAAAGGACCTGAAGAGTTTTCCATCTTTTCAGCATCATTAAGGATGTTGTAATTGCCATTACATAAAACTATCAGACAATTGATTACATCCTCGGGAACGGTATCCCATCCAAAATCTCCGCGAACTTCTATGTTATCAAAGCCCTCGGAGAAAGTTTCGTAGGTGTTCAGTATGTGCTTCTGCCTTTCACCCACAATTCTGAGAGTACTGTTAATATACGAATATCCGTCTGTGTTCCTAACAGATATGATATTGTATATTCTTTTTGGGAGGGCGATTTTATTTCTTCCTTCCCCGTCGACATAGATCGTCTTGTCCTCTTCTTTTACAAAAGAAAACCCCACATATGCGTCAATAAGCGAAGAACAGTAATCAAGGAGGAACTGAAGGCGATTATCATCTTCAGCAACGGCATTCTTTATCTCGTCTATTACGTTTTTTTCTTTTAACTCATTAACAGAAAGATATGCCATTTATCATCACTCCTGATCTGAACTGTTTGCTCCTTCTTTGAACGCCACGATTCTTTCAGCAAGCTCGGTTTTACTTCCTTCAGTGGAAAGGCCGAGTTCTGCGGCTATTGCCTGCAATTCGTCGAGTTTATGAGCTTTTTTAAGCCCTTCGACAGTTACCTTTTCAGGTTCTTTATTTTCTATTTTTTCTGCATTTTCTTCGGTGCCGGAAGTTTCAACAGTTCCTATGAATGCTTCTTCCTCGGATGTTTCCACTGTGTCGATAGTGTCCACAGGTACATTCTTTTCCTTAGGATCTTCCGGAACTATATCTGATTTGACAACTTTTACGACTACCAGATCGTCGTAGTAGGAATTACCCTTGTCATCAGCGAACTCATGAAGTCTGCTATCGTCTATGTTTGCAGTTGAGTTCTTCTGAGTGAACTTTATGCCATTTATGACAGTCGAGGCACATTTGCCTTTGTATACCAGTAAATACATGACTCATCCTCCAATCCGTTTTTTTATAATAAAAGGGTATCCAAATAATATTCAGATACCCTTTCAACGCCCTTCGGGCAATATTACTTGGACTTCAGGCCTTCCATGATAACCAGTGCATCCGGGTTTTCAATCTGGGTATCAACCCTGAGAGTCATTACGAAGGAAGTTGAACGCCTTCTGGGATGTCTCTCAGTTTCCCATCTGATATCACGCTGGATACCGAAGATCAGGTTTCTGTAGTCAGTCAACAGCAGGTCAGTTCCATCGCATACGCACTCTTTTACTGTCTGTCCATTGGTGTGGCTATAGTACAGTACGCCATCGATGACGATGTCAGTACCGCTGACCTGAGCAACAGTTACCACTTCTTCGTATCCACCCTGGAAGTCGATAACAAGCGTATCGCCGCGGTTGATGTTTGTTCCATTTGTAACCTTGAGCAGGTTAGTGCCTGCAGCTGGTGAGTTTGCAAGAGTTGTATTTGCACCGCCAACTGAGATTACCGGCCTGTCTGTAGGCATCAGTGAAACAGCAGTGAGCGGTATGTTGGAGTATGTGAGCCTGCCAACACCCAGCAAATACGGATCAGCAGTTGAAACAGCTCTTGCACCCATGTAGTCGTTGTAGTCCTGGTAGATGTCATCTGCGAGCAGGAATCTGAGGTTACCCTTGTTGCCCCTGTACTTGTTGGGGAGTGTTTTTACGATCCTTGACAGCTTGTCAGGTTTGATTTCGCCCTTGCTGTCGCCGAACATGGAAGCGTCTCTGGCGTCGAGCTTGTGACCGTTTTCACGAGCGATCGTAATCCATCCATTTACCAACTGCTTGATATCAGTTGCGGAGTTGGGATCGGAAATTCTCTTTCCGTACATGCACATGAGATCCAGCTCATTTGCCGCCTGTGCCGCGATCATTCTCATCAGGTGATCAACAAAAGCATCGCCTTCTATGTTGTCCTCAAGGGAGTCGTCGGAAACTTCAGCAATCGCTATGATTTCCTTTGTTTCCAGAGTCAGCTGGTCGGTTGTGATGCTTACTGTGTTACCAGGATCCACAGCACTCTTTGCCGGCTTCAGTATGTTCTGACCTATGCCAACTTTGGCTATGGTCTTGGTAGGGGCGTTCATTCTTTCAACTCTTGCGTTGGCTTTCATGAAGCTCTGATCGACTACATAATCGATGAACTTGTCAGCTTCCTCTTTGCTCAGTGCCGAAGGAGCACTAAAGCTATTCGGCGTGATAACCGCCGCTTTATTGATATAGGACTGTGCAAAAGCCATGATCTATAACCTCCTTATACTCAAAAATAGTTTCGTTTTTTATTCCTGAACCGGCATCAAGAATGACTTCCAGAATACTTCCTTCTTCTCGCCAGCACCTTTCTGTACTTCCTCTCCAACCTCGACCCCGTTGGAAGGATTTTCCTGCTTCTCGATAGTCTCGAGCCTCTTGCTGACATCTGCCAGAGTTTCGTCCAGCTTCATATCAGAGATCTTCTGTACCTGGCTTGTAACCGATTCCAGGCTCTTGCTGATGGAAGTTACCAGGTCGCTAAGGCTCTTTACGGCTGTACCGATATCGGTGACTGCTTTTGCGATCTCGCCTTCCTTAGCTTCCTCTTCCTTCTTCTTGTCATCTTCCGAAGCCTGTGTCGGAACCTCATTCAGTTTCTTTTGAATTTCATCAATAGATTTATTTACTGCGACAAAATTCTTGTTCACAGAATCCATTGCTGAGCCGACAACTTCAGCTACCAGAGCTTTTATAGCTTCTTCATTCATTTCACCGCTACCTCCTTTATTTACATTTTCATTGATTGAATTATACCTCTGCATCATCTGTCCCATTATCTTTACAAACTCTGCATCGGTCATTGTCTGAAGCTTTCTACAGATCTCATCATCGTCTTCCTTGAGTTTATCTACCAATTCGGTATTCCCATCTTCAGACTTGATTACTGTGAAAACTTCACCGATAGCCCCTTTGTCTACTAAAGAGACTTCGTATACCTCCAGATCTGTTAACCTCGTTACGGGTTTGGAATCGAACTTGCTCAATTACTTCACCTCCTCTATTGGAATACGTCTTCCACGTCCTCCTACAGAGTAACCTGTAATCTCACCCTTTTCTACCATATCCCAGACCCTATCGTCAGTAATTTTGGTTGCAAGCACCCAACTTCCGTCATCGTCAATATATGATTCAACTATGTAACCGAAACCTCCGACTCCCTTGAATACTTTGTGCATGAAACCAATTTCACTGGCTTTGGTAGTCTGCTTGCCATTTAATAGCTCGACGTAGGCTTTCTGGAGGTTGATGAGAAAATTATGTGCAGTTTCTTCGATATCCTCTCTTGTGACAATATCTTTCTGAGAGTCCACTCTATCAGGTACTAATGCCCTACCGTAAACTATCCTCTTGACACTGTCAACTTTCTGAATATCAAAGTATGTCTTAAACTGATCACTCATTTCATCACCCCGGAGTCATAATTACTACTTTTCTATATAAAGGGCATATTTGGTCGGGTAATACAATAACTCTGTAAATAAAATTTCCAAAAACCTTATTTAGGACCTAGTTAATGCAAAATGGACGTATTGTTCTTTAAATAAACGAATATAACTCGCTTTGTCATTAACTAATCCTTCCTGCTTTGCTTTATTATATTCCGGGAAAACAAACTGGCCGTCCTGAACTGTATAAATCTTTTTAAAATCTTTCAAGTTTTGGAAGTATGTTATATAGGACTGTTTTAATGCCTGTAACTTGCTAATTGATGGATTTACTGTTGCTTTGTATTCAGGGGCGGCACGATTTACGCCTTTTGACTCTCCAGGCTTTTTGTATTTCCAACCTCCAGTTCCCAAAACTCCATGTCCACCATTTCTTCCAGGATTCTTAACATCCACCAGTTGTTCGATCGAAGTCATTTTCTCAACAACTAATGATGGATAAATGAGTTCAGGATTCCTTTGAAGTGTTACCATAATTGATTCTTTTGTTGGTGTAAAGAGCGGATAATCCCACAAATTCTCGATTGGAACCCACTTCAATTCTTCAACTTCTCCAGGTTGAGCTTTCAATTCTCCTTTAGCCCTGTGGCAGACAAAGACAAAACTATTCCAAATAACTCCTTCATTATAACTATAGTTTCGTGCAACAAAAGTTAAATTGAATGGTGAAATATCCAGATTAGTTTCTTCTTTTACTTCTCGAATAGCTGCATCGATCGGACTTTCTCCATCTTCAACGCCCCCACCTGGACTGCCCCATGTATTGTTATCAGTTCTTAATCCCAATAGAATTTTTCCGCTGTCAATTATGAGAACTCCTACTCCCCAATTTTCTCCTTTCGGCTTTTCCATGTACAGTTGATGATCCATTATCATCTTTAATCCTCCTTATCGATTCCTTCATCCAATTTGGATAATCTTCCGGAATCTTATTTCTGTGAGCACACTTACAAATCATTATCGCGGCAGTGATCTCTTCTTTATAAACATGTGAATGCTTTCCTCGTTTCGTGTTAACAATGGTGTAATACATGCCCTTCTTGGAAAAGCTACGGACCACTATAAAGTGGTCCCGCCTAAATACGATTTGTTTGCTCAACGGCATCACTACTTTCTGTCTGTTTTCTTTTCGTGGCAACTCCAACAAAGCGTTTCCAGATTACTAGGCTTGTTATTCTTGCGATTACCGTCCTTGTGGTGAACCATCAAGTTTTTAGTGCTCCCACATCTTTCGCATCTCGACTTTTTGTGCTGAGTATAGATGCTTATTCCATTCTTGTAGTTGTTGTTATTTTCTCCAGCCTGATTGTAGTTACCCTTTTTCTTCTCGATATCTTCCAATGAGATTTTCTCAATGATGTCATATACATCGATTATTTCGACATTCAGTTCAGTAAACTTACTCATCTTTGTTACTCTCCTCGATATCCTCAACTCTCTCACATAGCTCGTTAAGAGATGATAAAGCACTATCAACTTTTTCGACTATTTCATCCATCTGACGTTTCATCATAAGCTGTTGAATGTTTTTATCGGTTAAGGTGTTTCCAGTCTCTTCTTTGCTCTTATCCCCAAATTCATTTGGAGTTTCGTTAACACCCTGACCACCAATATTTGATGATATCTCAGCCTGCTGTTGCAATCTAGCCTGACGAAGCAAGTATACAGGTTTCGGAGTAGTTGCCCACTCTTTAACTTCATCATCAATATCGGGCATTTCTGAGTATTTCTCCTGCTTATTATCTTCTCTAATATCATCAGGAGTCATTGTACTCATATTATAGTACTTCTCGTGAGCGGCGGCAATAGTCTTAAGAGTGTTAGCTCTATCAGCCTCTTCTCCAATATCAAGCTCATTGAACCTTATCTGCTTATCCTTTATTCCAAAGGCTAAGCGTACAACTCGATTAAATAAAGACTCGAGTTTAGCCTGATGAGGTTCAATTATCGAATACTTGTAGGTTTTATCCAGATCGAAAATCATTCCAGGAGATAGTGTACCACTGTTTCCTGTATCATAAACCTGGAGTCTGTGAGGAGGTACTCCATGTGCTGATATAATTTCATCTCTATTGTCTTTACGGTAGAATCTAAATCCACCGTCCTTCATTTCGAACGCGAGCGGTACGAGTTTTACTTCGCAACCCTTTGGAGTAGTTAACACCAAAGTCTTATGAGCGTTCTGTACCCCCTTGAGGTCTTTCTTGAAGTAACCTTTTATATCCTTTTTAGTTTCCTCGTCAAGTTTACCGCCTTGTACTACAACAGCGAATCTTGGAACTGCCTCATTATTGAAAAAGTTGATGTTATAATCGGCTACTTTGTCATTTCCGATCATTGACTTGAGGGCAGCAACCCAATCAGGAATTCCATACTTTCCACCCATGACATGATAGTTCCTCAAAATAAGAACTTCAGTCATTGGATTTCCAGTATGAGGTTCAATATGATCAGGTCTATCTCCATCAAAAATCTTAAAAATACGTTCATGAGTATTTACTATCTGCATGACGTATTTCATATCAGTGTCCCCTAATGATGGTAAATTCAAGTTTCTTGCTATTCTACATGTTTCTGTAGGCAGTAACTTGAACCTAGCGGGTTCCCCATTTCTTTTACGGGTTAATTCTACAAATACGACGCCAAATGTGTCATAGTTTATCAAACACGATTTAGCACCTTCAATGAAATCATCTATGCCGAAAGAATCCTGGAAGAACGTGTAGAGCTTGTTATCTTTGTTGCTCCACTTTACATCTTTCTTTACAGGATTCCCTTTTGCGTCCACAGTTACTATATCCCACCCTGCGGTAGTTGAGTCGATAGCAATCTGTTTTATGCACCGGGCGTGGTATAAATTTTCCAGTGAGAACTGCTTCATATTTGCAAAATTGAGAGTGGGACGATAAACTCTACCCGACGCATATTGCTCACCAAAATCGTCTTCATCCAAGTCCACAGCGTTGGAATCTCTTTTCTTACGCCTAGCTTTACTCGAATCAAGACGGGCCTTATTTACATCAACGATGTCGCCATTAGAAAAGACATAGGCGGCAACAACTTCGTCATTATCTTCAATAGCGTTTACAATCTGATCTTCGGCCACGTCTTTCACTCCCTTCTATAGTCCTTTTACATATAGGACACATTCATACACAGATTACAATATAATTGTAGCCAAAAAAAATAAAGCCTACATTTAGTAGGCTTAAAGAGTTTCAACAGTGACAATTCCGCCGCTATCATCAATATCATCCATCGAGTTAAATATATAACGTATACCGTCCATTAAGTGATTATTTTTATCTACAGGCTTGTTTCCACCCTTCTCAGGATACCTATAAGAGTTGAATTCTTCAATAGTGTGAACACAATTACTGGTTACATACAACCTAACATGTCCATCGGCAGTTTTCAACCAACTTCTAACCCTATCGATACCAATCTCGATATTTTTATTAGCTCCTTGAGTTGGAATACCTGCACTCTCCATCTGTGCTATTGCATCTGGATTTTCAGGGTCAACAAACCATACCTCCGGCTTATACAAGTCGTATTTTGGTTTCAAGTAGTGTTTAATAAGAACTGGAGTTTGCTTTCTTCTCTCGTATATTTCATCGAAGATAACAGCATCTCCATTTGGCAAGAACTGTATAAACGGAGTAGCCGCTGGATCTTCATAGCCCCAGTCTTGAGCGGCAAGCGTTCTAAAGTTTGGATTGAATTTAAAGTTCTCCTGCGGGATTACATGAATTGTTTCGTCAAATTCACCATATACAAGTCCATCTCTACCTGGTTTCTTACACTCCCACTGTGCGTCCCAAGTGGCACGGTCCATACCTGTGAATTTGTCAATAGTGTCTCGAATTTCATAGTATCCATCCGAACGTTTTGCTTTCGTCTGACAAACTTCGACTAATGGGCAAGCGAGACAACCACTGTATTTTTCACGGTTTTTCTGAACCACATCCAAAGGAAATTCTTTCATGTAATCATCTTTATTGTCCGAAAAAACCTTTACTGGAGTGTAGGTCTTGGTTACATCATTAGGTAATAATATATAGCAAGGAACGGTTCCACTTCGTTTATCTGAACATGGCTCTATAGTTTCCCAAATACACCACATGTACATTTTGAAATTACGCTGATCTTTTTCATTAATCAGCTTCTGCATTGGTCCATGAGGAAACTTTCTTGTTGAAGTTATTCTTACACAGGATGGAACAGTCTTTGTTGATTTAGCCATTGACATAAATTCCATCAATATTTTCCATTGAGTAAGTTCTACTTCGTCAAAATTAGTTCTTTGTGGATGTGGTCCGTTAACTCCTGACATTGTACCAGGAAGTATACTTATCTCTGAACCGTTGTCCAACTTAGTTCTACTAATCATTGGTTCTTTTGAAAGTAGTGACTTGAAATATGGTTTTTTCAAAATAGAAACGGTATACTGATAACACTTGTTAGCCTGGTCTTCGATAGCTCCAACGGAAGCAATTTCACATCCAGGTTTACACAAAGCATCTAAGGCATTAAGGATTCCAAAGTTCTGAGTCTTACCCCCATTTCGATTAGCAATAACGAGAAATTTGGATACCTCATCAAAAAATGAGTCAGCAATAAAATCGAATGGAGCACAATGATCCTGACATACTGCCTTAGTTGGAATCCTATAACCAATGATGCTTTGTATAAATCTATGAAGCTGAACTCTATCTTTGCTACTATAAAGATTGGCTATACACCAATCTACATATTGTTGTAGCTTTTGATAAAACACATTGGGATCTACCATATCAGACATTTACATCACCGTCGCATCCTTGATAAAATGTTTTATTTCAATAAGTCTTGAAGGAAGTTCAACCTTTATCAAAATTCTGTTTTCAGAATAATCGAATTCTATCTTGTCAATGTTTTCAATATCAAAAGTTTGTTGAGTTTCAACTATAGTCAAGGTTCTACGCACACCCAAAACTGGATGTGCGTATTCACCCTTCTTGAACAACTTTGGATATTCATCACACAAGAAATCGACCATTATACATATGTGTCTTACTTCTTCTGAACGCTTATCCATAATTGTTACCTCCCTGTGCTACCCATTCCGCCGACACGTTCTCCAGTAGCCGCATCATTATCAGCTTTCAAGTACTTACTGAAAGTACCCTGTCCTATAGCATCGCCCTTCTTTATGACGTATGCTGTGTCATTGAAGTTATAGAATATAAATCCTATATTTCCATCATTGTTAGGATTTCCGTAATAATCTGCATCGATCTTTCCAGGCGAGTTCATCATCATAATGCCCTTTGTTGAGAGTCCGCTTCTAATAGAAATCAGTAACTCTTCATCATCGAGCATGTATGCCTTGATGTTTGTAAACACGATTGTCACCTTATGCGGTTCAAGCACTATATCAGCTGGAGCTACAAAATCGTATCCAGCTGATTTTGCTGTCTTTCTTACAGGAAGCTGATACTCATAAGTCCCGTCTTCTTTTACTTCGACATATTTTGCGAACGGTGCCAGAACTGGTTCGAATCCCCTTACAGGGACCTTATGAATTTCTGCAACGACTTCAACTTCAGTATCCAGCGGAAGATTTATCACAGAAGTTCCATCCTCAGACTGAAGAACTGCGTTACCTTCTTCATACTGCTTGGTAATGACATACATTCTGCTTCCGTCGACTTTTATCAAGGAATTGTTTTCGAGATCGATTATCTTCTTCATATTAACCCTCCTGCTCGAATTTCTGTATCAAGTAATTTTTGTAAATATGGAAATTGTCTTTGTTGATAGCAACCCCGGCAGACCGTCTATGTCCGCCACCACCTCCCATATGTCTAGCCCACGCTCCGAGATCGATATCATCAACTCTTGAACGTACACTAATAGTATCGTGGTAGAAGAACATAATATAGTCAATGCCATCTTCGTACAGCTTTTCAGCCATCTCTCCAACAGCAGTAGAGATAGTAGCACATTTCACTTTCTTCTGGAACTTCTTGATTTCGCCATTCACAGGTACTTCAAAAGTGAAGTCCATTATTCTGCAACTTTTTTCAACTGCTGGAAAAATTATGTACCGCATTTTCTTGTCGAAGTCTGCCATCAAGGCTTTGTCCATGGCGTTGAAAATATCAAATTCCTTGTACATATCCCAGGCATCCCCGACATACTTGGTAAGGAAGTATTCAACTCCAGTATTAGTGAACAGGTTCGAAAGGTTGTAACATTCACGATCGCCCTTCTCAACCCATTGCCACGTATCATAGTCGCTAATCTTATTAACAAGATTATCGAGCTTGAGGAACTTCTGTGTGCCAATAAGTTCGCATACATCTTCCTGCAGGTACTTCCAGAACAGCTTGGTACCGCTCACACCCTTTTCCTGAGTTACTTCAGCCCAGTTAAAATTGTTGAAAGCTAATGCAGTTCCATGATGATCGAATAACATAATACGTCTTTTACCCTGTCTGTTTTCAGAGTCTATAGTGGCGATCAGTGAAGCATCCGTAACTGAACAGTCAGTAATGAAAATTAACTCTCTGTCAGCATAATCCGGGCTAAACAGCACTAATTTAACCACTTTGTCAACTGACGGATTGGACACGTTAAAGTACTTACAATCAGCGAAATAGTTTTTCGCGATGATCACAGGGCCCACTCCGTCCAGATCGTTGTGAGATATTATTGCAACTCTTCTATCAGGATGAATCCCACACCGATAAAAATAATCCTGGTTTAACAAACGCTAACACTCCTTTCTAATCTTAAAATATGTTATGGGTAATGCTAGGATAAATATTGTAATTACTAAGATGTCGAAAACTTTGTTATGTATATTGAATTCTTTCTTAAATACACTTATTTCTGTTGGGGCGGTGTATTTAAAGAAATCCAAGATATATAAAAAATGGAATAAAAATATAGTAAATATTGATAGAAAATAAAATAGTAGAATCACACCAAAAATTGATAACATCATTGTTATCATCACTCCTTATACATCGAAATTCTCAATAGCCTTTATTACATCATGAAATACTTCAGTTGGAGTTTTTTCAGCATCAATATATACAGTTTTGGGGAAATAAGTGTGTATGGTTTTATAAATTTCGATTGCTTTTTTCTGATTTTCGAAGTTTTCGTATCTATCCTTTTCCTTGCTGTTCATACGGTTCATGAGTGTTTCGGGTGAAGCTGTAAGTATTATGTTTAGATCGGGTTTTTTAGTTTCTCTGTCGAACAGCAATATGTCATCAACACAAACGCCGTCCACCCGCCCATAAACTAAACCAGAAGTAATATAACGATCTACTATTAGTACATCCAGCACTTGTGAGAGTACTGGTAGGTCAAATCTAGTAAAGTTAAGGCGGTCTGCAGAGTACAACATTTGCATTGATTTCGGATCCATTTCAGTCCGAAGGAAAAGAGCTTCGCGAATCAGAGTTCCAATCGCTGTGTCATATCTCGGAAAATGCACAAAAGAAACTCTTTTTCCTTGCTCCTCAAAATAATTGATTAATGCACTTACTAATGTAGATTTTCCAGCCCCATCGGGCCCATCAATGTTGTACAACTTCATAAGTATTCCTCCTTCTTTACATTTATATATACAGTAATTAGGAAAGAAATTTATAGTGGTGTAATTATTTTTGTGCTTGAAGTAAATACTGTCTTCACTTGTTGCCAGCAATTAACTCATGTATAATTATAAATGTGCGTAGTTTATACATAATTTTATCGGGGGTCATTGAAAATGCAAAATACGGATTTAGTCACAGACAAGACATTCTTTATCATGAAAGACGGCGACGTAAAAACGTACTACAAGACACAAGTCATTGACGGTCAGCTACAGGTTCTTGTATACGACCGGAACAGCATTACAGGATTTTCACCCCTAAACACTCAAGAAGTAAAAACTATCCTCACTGAATACTCGAATGAATACTGCGAAAGACTAAAAGAATTTATTATCTTTCTGTATCACGACTTATTACACAAGGAAAATAAACCTCTTTTGTACGAGTACATAGCTCATATTTGGAACGGAAATGATGAAAAAGCATGGGAATGTTACGAAGAAGATTGTTCACTTCCGGAGCAGTTCGTCGCTTACATGCAGGAACTAATAGGTTGTGGAGTTGCAGATCCTGATATAGTAGCATTTTTCAATGTTATCTATTGTGAACAGGAAGTAACTTATCCAAAGTATTCGCAAAAGTGGCTTGAGGAGAACTACTTAATCGCTAAACACTAAAACCAAAACACTAAACACTAAACACTAAAACTCCAGCGTGACGACGCTGTTTACATAGATTGTAGAACGGTAGTCGTGTACTTGAAAACAAAATAATTTTTGAGGGACGCAAAATTTTGCGATCCCTAGTGTTGAAAACAACATCCCAAAATAACATCTAATAATAAATATTATATTACTAGGATTATATACTAGTAATATGGAATATAGCTTATAATAGATGTTACTGAGATGTACGATTCAACACTAGGGATCCGGAAAATTTGCGTGGGTCAGTTAAGGAGCGTTAAAATGCACAACATTCAGATTAGCAAAACTATACCTTATATTGATTCTGAAACTTTTATTTCATTAGGGGCTAATGCCCTATTAGTATTATCATATTTGGAACCGATGTTGACTGACGAATATAAAGGTATACACTTAAAAACTTTGACTGAATCATTACCCTTTAGTCATCGATCTATTCAAGAGTATATATACAAATTGCGGGACACTGGTTTAATTGATGTACAAAATAGAAACGGATACATGAATTTTTACCGGCGAGGGCCTTTACTAATTTTGTTTCAGAATAAGGCGAAGCCTTAAAAGGGGGGAGTCGGCTCTTTTGCTAGGAACTTGGTTCCCTTTACTTACAATAAAAGTGATATATGATTGTATACCTCCTCGGAGGTTGGAACTCCGATCCCTTCTGCCTTGACTAGTTGAATCGATAATGACTATGACAGGCTCAGACTTGACTCATGAGCTGAGCCGATTTGTTATGAAGAAAAAATCTTACCGCCCGGCTACTTGACTCTATCGACAGAACGACCATGGACGAAGGACGGCTGGGTGAAAGGACGGTGGAAATCCTTGTTTAAGGGTATTAAGGGGGTACGCTCCAAAGAAAAACAAGATTGATAATAGTGGAGATGGATTACTCGAACTAAAAGGCAAGTGGAGAGCTCGAGCGAAACAAACCATGCATCGCATCGCTCGACGAAGGCTGAAACGGCAGAACCAAAGGGATGGATAGTAATATTGGAAGATATAAATCATTAATATACTGCGGTTGGACCCAAACAACTCGTGGATACCTTAGTTTACATAACAACTTAGATCTAAGTTAGATCAAAGTTAGAGTGAATCACTCTAAGTTAAAGTGACTAATTCACGTCAAGTTGGATCCAGCTTATACTACTATTAATGGGGGTTGTTAATATAGAAGAATCAGATTTTACACTTCTGTGAAGGGCGGTGATTTTACATCTGCTATTCGTTTGACAACATACGGGTGTTAAAATAGAGTTTGTAAACTAATGATATGTCGTTGGAAATGATTTTTTATAGTAAATGCATACATAAAAACTGCAAATAATCTAATTTTACGGGCGTTTAAATCAAATTGTCATTAGGGTAAAATAACAGGGGCGTGTAATTTGCTATTCGCGAAAAGCGGGCATATAGTACATTATACGCCTTTTCTATGGTTTCATAGATGGCAGGCGGGCAGGTAGACATGGTATCGCATTTTTAAAAATATGGTCAGAATATATATGGGATTCGGGGGCATGGTGAAAAGAAAGGTGGGGGGGGGGGGGGTGATTTTCTTTAAGGGGCATGGGTGACGGGTGGCGAGCGGTCATTGGGCTTGGGTATAGTTGCATTGGGGATGGCACTCACCATTTGATAAAAAACTCAATTTTGTATCCTTATAACTTATTTGGATGGCACTCACCATTTGATAAAAAACTCAATTTTGTATCCTTATAACTTATTTGGATGGCACTCGATTTTGTATCCTTATAACTTATTTGGATGGCACTCGATTTTGTATCCTTATAACTTATTTGGATGGCACTCACCATTTGATAAAAAACTCAATTTTGTATCCTCAGAGCTCATTGTACCTGTACACAGCAATGGGAAAATTTGTAAACAGTGGAAAATTTTAGGAAATGTATCCCGTTTCCAAATTTCGGTAATTCAGGGAATTACTCCCTTGGGAGGTATTCCCATTTTCGGAAAAATTACCAATGGGGAATATTCCCATTTTCGGAAAAATTACCAATGGGGAATATTCCCATTTTCGGAAAAATTACCAATGGGGAATATTCCCAT